CATCTCCCAAAACTTCATTTCTAAAGAGGAACTGATAAAGGAACGGGATAAATGGCATAAAGCCGGATGGGAAGATTTTAAGAAGGAACTGAAGAAAGAGATTGAGAATAAAAAACATAAACATAAATTCTTAAGAGATTGTAATTATAACGAAGCCCTGTCTGATTTACTTAAATTAATAAAGAAATAGCCGGGTGGCAGAAAAGGTATTGCCCGCCGAAGTTACCTTGATATCAAAGGCAAACAGACGGCTAGCATAGGACTGTGAGGTGCGAATCCTCATCCCGGCTCAAAGAAACATGGATAAAAGAAAGACTTAAATTAATAAATAAATAACACAGGCAATACGTGTAGAATTGCCTATAAAAATGAAAAATATGTGCAATATTAACAGTAATTGCCTATAAAATTAAAATGAAATACTTTTGGTTCTTTTTTATAGCCAATGCAATAATAATCGGTTATCTGATAGGGATATTTTTATCATTAAAAAATAATCTCCAATCAGAGATTGAGAGAAAGGCTGTCTGTTTAAACGCCCAAAGGGAGTGTCTTAACATCACTGATGAGTGTAAAAAGTTAATGATTTTCTGTATAAACAATGAAACTAATTCTATATCTTAAATGGTTTCTGGGATTTGAAGATGAACCTAAGTCAGTTACATGGGAAAGTTATCTGCATAAGCTAAAAAAAGATGACTAAAATATTCACCTGTCCTCTTTGCGGACAGAAAGAAAAATGGTACTCACGAAAAAAGTACTGTAAAGTATGCAGTGATATTAAAAGAGAAGAGTATGTCAGAAGATATGAAAGGAAAGTATGTCAGAAGATAACAATCTAGCTAAAAGTATACTATCTGATTTCAACAATATCAACAAAATGGGTATTAAAAAGGCGCAAGTAATCGAATTATGGCGTTCGACTAGAGGGCATATAACAAATATGTGCAGCGCAGCAGGGATAAACAGGACAACCTTCTATAATTGGATTAAAAAAGATAAAGATTTCGCTCTGGCTATTATAGAAGCAGAGCAAGAGTTGAATGATGATATAAGGGAGGTGTTAATTCATAAAGCTGGTGACGGTGATTTAGGAGCAATAATATTCTACTTAAAAAAAAGGCACCCTGATTTCTTGGACAGACCGAATTTAACTCAAGTAAATATTGATATGAATTTAGAGATAGTACCAGATGAAGAAAAAGCTTAATAAATGGCAGTATGAAGTCTATAAAGACGATCATAGATTCAGGATAATATGTGCAGGTAGAAGGTCAGGGAAAAGCGTATTATCTAGGATTATTACTTTAGATTGGGCGTTAAAAAGTATTGGATCATATTGGATAGTCAGCCCTAACTATAAGCAAAGCAAGATGATTCATTGGAAGGAACTCCAAAGGGAGATTCCGCAAGATTGGATTGCTAAAAAAAATGAAGTCGAACTATCTATCTCACTTAAAAACGGTTCTATTATCGAACTTAAAGGAGCTGAAAATCCTGATGCTCTTAGGGGTGTTAAGCTCAGGGGCCTTATTATTGATGAAATTGCTTCAATTAGAAATTGGGACTGGTTGTGGAATGAAGTTCTCCGGGCCACTCTTACGGACTATGAAGCCCCCGTACTGTTTATATCTACACCGAAAGGGTATAACCACTTCCACGAACTCTATCAGTTGGGACGAGATTCAGAGACTTATAAAAGTTGGAGGTTTACGTCTTATGACAACCCCTACATTCCAAAAGGAGAAATAGACAATGCAAAGAAAGAACTCACGGAAGATACGTTTGCTCAAGAATATCTTGCAGACTTCAGGAAGTTTACAGGACTTGCGCATAAAGGGTGGGAAAGATCAATTCATCTAATTCCATCTTTTGAAGTACCTAAGGAATGGAATAGAGGAAGAGGATTTGATTATGGTTCTGCTCATTACACGGCATCAATAAGAGTTGCGGATAAAGATGACACATGGTTTATAGAAAAGTCATATCTTGACAATAGAAGAAATACACAACAACACGCTGAAGCGATTAAAGCAGAAGATTATGGTTTAGGAACAGTCTTAGCTTGGGGTGATCCAACAGGTGCACAATGGTTTTTAGATTTTGCAAATTACAATTTACATATACAAAAAGCTAATAAAGAAGTTGGACAAGGATTCAGAGGTTGGGTTGAGTATTGTGTAGAGAAAGTAAACGAAAGATTAAAACCTGTTCCAGGTCATACGGTTTATTTGCCAAATGAGAATAAGATAGAAAATGCACCTAGATTATTAGTTCTTGATACAGCAGAAAACCAGAACTTTGTTAAACAAATAGAAAACCTTAAATGGAGAGAAACAGTAACTGGCGAAGTCGTGCCCGTATTAGATGAAACAGGTGACCCAACAGGAGGGCATTTTGATCTTATGAGTGCTCTAAGATACTTTGCAGTGAGTTACAAAAAATATACGACTATCAATCCTGATGATTTACCAAAATATGCACCACAAGACCCTATAATCGGTATTTGACTCACTAAGTAATGTGAAATGGTCATTTTTTATGAACAATACGCCTGCCACATCAGCCGAAGACTTTGCCAAATACATAGCAGAGAACAAACCCCACTTAATTGAGATAGAGGAGGAGATACAGGATTACTGCAGGGGCAACTCAGAAGGAAAAATTGTTATTGAAATACATATCAGAGGCCATAATCCGGTTAAAGTCCGGTTCCTTCCTCAGAGAGAGTGGAGTAAGCCAAAATTGACTTGATTCGATATTCATAGTATTACATAAGTGTCTATCACTTTGTGCAGGACGCCAAGAACGGCGTCTATTTTTATGGCAAAAATCAAAGATCAAGACCTTCTTACAGAGATAAGCCAGCAATACGATCTGGCTAAGCGCTATTTAGATAACGTCCACGACAAGATGAACTCACAAGAGGAACTCTATCGTTGTTATATAGATACAGCCAATTATCCTCACTCAGCTAAAGTATTCGATCCCCGTATTTTTAGGGTAATTGAGACAATTACTCCCAGGATGGTTGCAAATGAGCCTACAGGGTCATTCTATCCGGTTGAATCAGGCGATGTGGCTACTAATCAGGTACTCAACGCTTTAATCAAATACGACTGGCGCAGGGCGGTGATGTTTCCTAAACTGGTTAATTTTGTTAAAAGTATGCTTTTGTTCGGTACGGCCTTCGGTAGAACGTATTGGGATTTTAGAGAGTGTGATAAGACAAGAATGGAACCCAAAACGATTAACGGAAAGACAATGTGGACTCCTAAATCTACCAAAAAGTACACCTATACAGAGCATGACGGGCCTAATTTTGAGGTATTAAATATTTACGATTGTTTTCCTGATCCTAATGCTACGAGCCTAGATAATATGAGATGGTTTCTTTACAGAAGTTTCAAGACTATGGATGAATTAGAGAAGGAGAATGACGCCAGAGGCAGTGAGTATTGGAAGAATCTTTCAGAGTTAAGGGCTGCCGTTAAAGATAAGAAAGACAAGCAGGATACAAAAAGAGGAGCCCAACCCCAGGATATCAACTATCGTGAACATAGAAGAGTGATGTTATCCACTCAAGAGTTACACGGTGAGGATATCAGTAATCCTGAGTTTGTCGTTCTTATAAGATATGAAAAAGACAGATGGGTGTTTACGGTTCCTGAATACAACATAGTCATAAGGGATGTTGAGAACCCTTACTTTCATGGTCAATTACCCATAGTTTACGGAGTTGATTACCCTTACCCCGGTGAACTCTACGGAATGGGTGAAATTGAACCGATTGATCGTGTTCAAAGAGCTATTAACGCAGTTCTTAATCAAAGATTAGATAACGTGCAGCTTGTATTACGGAATATGTGGAAGGTTAAGAAGAACTCAGGGGTTGATTTACATACTCTTGTAAGCGCTCCGGGTAACATTGTTACGACAGACGATATGGATTCAGTAGATACTATAAACGTTCCCGATGTTACAGGAGGAACTTTCGTCCAGACCATGAATTATCTTACATCTGCTATGCAAAACGGATCAGGGATAACAGATTATACGATAGGAATTAATACAGGGATGAATACAGCTAATGAGACAGCTACAGGGACACGTCTTATTCAACAGGAAGCCAATGCACAGTTTAAGTTAAAGATTCAACTTTTTAACGCTATGGTTATTGAAAGAGTGGCTAATCAATGGAAAGACCTACGTATTCAATACACTACAGAGAAACAAAAAGTAAGAATTATAGGAAGAAATGAAGTTAAGTACATGATGGATAAGACTGATCTCGGAAGGACGGATATGATAGGTCAGCCTATTATACCTGGGGATTTGGAAACACAGGCTAAGATGACTGTCAGTGAGGATAATAATTTTGCTTTTCTTACACTTTTACCTGATGATATCCAGCCTTCAGTGGTAGGGGATTATGATTTCATAGCTGCACCTTCTTCAGAACAGTTAAGCGATCCCATAGCCATGCAAGAGAACTTTTTTATCGCTCTTGAGAAAGTGAGTAATCCCGCTTGGGTACAAGGTCTGGCTTCATCCGGTAAGAAACTGAACTATGCTGAAATGACGGAAAAGGTTTTTGAAAAACTTAATTTAGGGATTGAGATGAATGACGTTCTTGAAGACTTGAAACCCGTCCAATCAGGAATGGGTGTTGATATGGGTGGGGAGATGATAGGAGGTGAAGTCGGTGAATTTAACGAAGGAGCAGCAGGAGGCATTGGAGCAATCCCTCCAGAGGGGGGCGGATTACCAGGCAATGGTCAGGTCCCGGGGATGGGAATGGGTTAAGAAGTTTTACCAGAGTAAGGTTCAAGTATTTGCAACTAACTTACTCTTAAACGATAAGAAACCGATAAACGAGTTTGAAGGCGAAAGACATGAATTAATAGGGATTAAAAAGTTATTAGGATCAATAGAGAACGATATTAAAACAGTAGAAGATGAACAAAATAAACCCGTTGCCAAAAAGTGACGATTACATATTCGAGGGAGGAGAACATTATTTAAACACTCCCGTACCTATACCTTTATGTAATCATAAGGATTTTATGAAAGGAACGTATATGGATAACAGGGATGGAACCGCAAGCTGTACCCAGTGCAGTTGGGGGTTTCGGATACCAGGATACATGAGGATACTTAAAGGAAAGGTTTTTGATTTGAGGAAGAAGTAGACCTGCTCCTACTTCTTCTCCAGGCCAAAAGCCTGCTTAACAAGCAACGGGAAGTTCTCGGTCTTTATAAACCGTGCGAAAGGGGGTGATCTAATGGATCACTCAGACGAATTGGCTGCGGCCATGAACCGTCAGGTAACTGATGAAGAAGGCCAGCTAAAGGGAGATGATAACTCCCAGGAGGATACAGCCGCTCCTGAACAAGCACCTGTAGAGCAAGATGCAACGGCAGAGAAGTCGGCGGAACCTGAGAAGTCTGTCCCAACAGACGACAAAGGAACCGAAAACGAACCAGAGATGGTCGAAACCGCATCAGACGAGACAGGGAAAAGGTATGTGCCGGAGAGCCGGTTTAAAGAGGTGTATGCCAAGTGGAAGGCGGCTGAAAGGGAAAAGGCTAAGAAACCAGATTATACTCCTACGTCTCCTCCTCAAAGGCAGCCTATAGACAAGGCGGATGCCATCGAAACCGAACTCTTGAAAAGCACATTGCCTCAGTTTAATCCTGAGAGCGAGCAATATGACAGGGATTTGGACGAAATGGGGTTTGAGATTTATCAATCTTCAGGCGGTTCAATAACCCGTCTTGAAGCTGCAAGAAGAGCCCTCAGTCGTGCTAAGAAGATAACATCGAAAGTAGCCGACGTTAAACTTGAGGCCCGGTCTGTAAAAGCCCAGCAGTCGGACCAGGGGATTACTAATAGAGTTCTTAATAGGGATGAGACGAAAGTCGATCCTTTAAAGATGTCGCTTGAAGAAAAAGAGGAGTGGCTGAAAGCGCAAGGCTTGTGGGATAACAAAACCTAAAGCTATTAGTAATTACTCCTAAGGAGGTGATTACTAAATGGCTTTAGACAATGCATTAACACGTACATCTACTACAACTCAGGCGGTTAAGAACCGTTATTATGACGAACTGTTTTTGAGGCAGGCAGACGCCAAGCTCATACATAAACAGTTGGGTCAGTTAAACAGGAAGGTCCCGCAAGGGGAAGGTGGATACGGCTCACAAGTCCTTTACTGGACGAAATGGGTCAATCTTCCTACGATTACATCAGCTTCTTCAGAAGGTGTAATAACCTCAGCGTTGACGTTTTCAGCTCTGAATTATACTGGCACAACAGGTCAATATGACAGTGCAGTCTCTATCTCCGACATTATGGCTTATGCCTCATTCGGTGATGTGATGAAGGCTGCTGTTGAAAGACTTGCATATAACGCTGGTCTTTCGATTGATACAATCGTCAGGAATGTTATCGCAACAGCGATGACACAACAGAGCGCTTCCGCAGTCGCATACTGGTCAGCCGTTCCAGCAGGAGCTAACTTAATAATTAGTGAAATCAGGAAAGCTGCCAGAACACTTCAGAGGAATGACGCCTTCCAACAGGAAGACGGTAACTGGGTGGCGGTAGCACATCCAGACTCAATTTATGATTTGACAGGAGACTCCTCAACAGGAGGCTGGATTGATGCCAACAAATACACTTCCCCCAATAGTAATAAACTACTTACGGGTGAGGTGGGTAAACTGTACGGAGTAAGGTTCTTACAATCTTCCAACGGATATACAAGAGGAAGTTCGTATGATACGGCCTCCGCAGTTGTTGCTTCAACCACAATTTATGTCACATCAGTGTTTGGCAAGGATGCTTTCGGTGTTTCCGAGCTTCAGAACTTAAAGACTTATATCAAGCCTTTTGGTTCTTCAGGTACAGGAGATCCGACTGATAAGGTAGCAACCGCAGGGTGGAAGACTTTGTTTGGAGCGAATGTGCTTAATTGTGCGTTTGCTGTAAACATAAATCATACGGTTAGCAGCACTGCCTAATAAAATAGGTAAGAGCTAGACTGTTCTAACAGCCTCCAGAAATGGGGGCTTGTTAGGTTGTATACGATGTGATATATTAAATCGTTATCCCGAAAGGGCAGACCCCACAAGGGTCTTTTTTTTATGGGAAAATGGATAGTAGTAAGACCAGGATATTACAAATACGTCTCAAATGACGATCCTCGCCCAAAAGTAAAACTCAAACCCAAAGAACTAGGTGACACTTATGTTAAATTCACTCCTTCATGGAAGAAATACGAACCCAATATACACGATCTGGACCCTGATAAGAAAGAAGACTTTAAAATAACTGACGCTTTCCTTGCAGAGAGAGATCACGAGACTAAGACAGACCCTAAAGCAAGACGGTGGGAGGAGTCCCGAAAGAAAGAATGGGCTAGAAACAAACCTGTATGGAGAAAACAGATGATGAGGGAGGGAATTATATGATAAGTGTAATAATTTCAACATATAATAGGCTAAATAAGATAAAAAAGGCTGTCCAGTCAGTCTTAAACCAGACTTATGCTGATTTTGAGCTGATTGTGGTGGATGATAAGTCCAAAGATGATACTCAAGCCGTTGTAGAGGCATTTAAAGACCATAGAATACATTATATAAGGCTCAAGAGAAACTCCGGTTTTGATTGTAAGCCTAAGAATACGGGTATATTAGCCTCAAAAGGAGATTATATAGCTTTTCTTGATGATGACAACCAATACCGACCTGACCATTTAGCAGTTCTGTTTGAGGCGATTGAAAAAGACCAGACTTTAGATATGGTTTATGGTGACAGGTGGTTGATCGATGAGACCGGTAGGATAAAAAGACAACTAGGAATATCCCACGACTTTGATCCGTTGCTTCTAATGTCACGCAACTTTATTGATACTTCAGATGTTCTTATTAAACGCAAAGCTCTATTCGATGTGGGAGGATGGGATGAGCGGTATAAGAAATACGTTGATTGGAACTTATGGATAAGAATGAACAAATACGGCAAAAAGTTTAAAAGAGTGCCTATAGTCATAACCGATTACTTTCTTCATGAAGATATGAAGTCAAACAGAGTCAAGACAAAAAAAGATAGTCAGACAGCTTTTGTCCCTGACTGGGATCCTTACGACCTTGAGATTGAACTTCCCTATCTTAATACGTCAGTAAGAACACAACCTAAAGTAGCTATCTTCACCATAACGTATGACCGATTAGACTATACGAAGAAAAGTTTTAAGAGCTTGAAGAAAACAGCAGGATATCCTTATACCCACTTTGTTATAGATAACGGAAGTATGGACGGGACAAAAGAGTGGATCACTGATGAATGGATGGATAAAGATTATAACAATTACTTCTTTTTCACTGGAAACGTAGGTATAAGCAAAGCATCTAATAAAGCCATAGAAGAGATAAAGAAGAGGGACTTCGACATTATAGTCAAATGGGATAATGACTGTATCGGTTTAACCGAGGGTTGGTTAGCAAAGATGGTTGATATCTGGAAGTCTAACCATATGTTTGTCCTGTCATGTTATGTTCAGGGATTAAACGATAATCCTGGCGGAGTTCCCAGAGTCGGTTATGGTACGGTTAAAGGAGAACTCTTAGGAGTAACCACACACTTAGGCGGTATATGCCACTTTGCAGATGCCCATGCTTATGATGAGTTTAGGTGGGATGAGAATAGCTTTCTGCATGGGGTACAGGACATGGAGATATCCCAATGGTTAAAATTCCACAACTACTCAATGGGATATCTGGAGAATTATTTTGTCTCACATGGGCCACACGGCAGTAAGTTGCAAAAAGAAGACTATCCCGAGTATTTCCAAAGGCGTGTTAAAGAGAAGCAGACCAGATATGAAAAGACTTGACCAGCCTCAGACCAATACACGAACTTATTGGAATTGGATATATGGTGATGTCTGGAAAAGGGAAATGTACAGCAAAGAAGGCACTATTGTCCATCCGGGTATGGTGGGCGATAAGATAATCCGCCCTACAGCCAGATTCCCTACTGCTCTGACTTATGTGAAGGATAACGACAAAGTAATTGACATAGGCTGTGGTGTGGGAGTGTTTACTAAGATGGTAAAAAATAAATACCCCAATGCTGAAGTTTGGGGTACAGATATTTCAGATCAGGCAATAAAAGATAACTTCAAAGAGAACCCCAATATCAACTACCACCATGGATATATAGGCGGTCAGGACTTTCTCCAAGATAACTACTTCGATCTGGTTTTTTCAGGTGAGGTCATTGAGCACATAGATGATCCATCTGTGTTGTTCAAAGAAGCCTACAGGATTTTAAAGAAAGGCGGGAAGCTGATTATTACCACGCCCATTGAGGACCATGTTCACTCTGAAGAACACATCTGGGAGTTTGAGAAGACAGACCTTGAAAAGCTGTTTACCGATACCGGGTTTAAGTTGCCGGAGTTTATTGATTTACCCGACATGGAATATATGATCGTATTTTTTGCTGTAGGAGAGAAATGAAGACAATCGTACTAGATTTCGATGATTTCAGCGTTTTAAACAACCGCATGGACTTACTCATGCAGTTGAAAGAGTCCTATCCCAAGTTAAAAGTCTCACTCTTTACCATACCCTATGATTTTGCTTTCGAGTCCCAGCCGGCAGGAAGGATTTTAAGAGATAAGACACTAGCCATGATTAAGACACAGTTAGACTGGATAGAACTTATTCCTCACGGACTTATCCACTTTCCCAAAGAGTTTGAGAAGTGTGACTACGAAACTATGAAGTTAAAAGTAATCCCGGCCATAGATGAAGCCTTCAAGAAAGACGGTCTTCCCTATGTTAAAGGCTTTAAAGCTCCTTATTGGTTATGGAATGAGGAAGTGATTAGGGCTCTGGACGATGAGGATTGGTGGGGGGCGATTGACAAGAAAAACTACTATCTTTCCAAACCCAAGAAATACTATGTTTACACCCATCGCATCGACGAGGTCTTTAGCCTAAGCTCTCTGGATGTTTTGAAGCTTCATGGTCATATTACTAATGTGTCTGCTAACGGAATAGAGAGGTGTTTTACTAATTTATTCAAAATGCCCACAGATGCGGAGTTTAAGTTCGCATCTCAGATGTTAGATGAAAATAATTAAAAAATTTATAGCTTTTATAAGTTTGTTAAATATGTTTTATTTTTTAGGAATGGGGATTGGATGGGCAATAAATTATTTAAATGAGACCTTTTAGAATTGTAGCTTATGGAAACGATAGCGGAAGTAAATTCTGGCGTCTCATAGACCCTCTTAAATATCTCCGTAAGAAAGGCTTTGATGCGTATGTATCAGATAACGGGATTAACGAGATAGAGGCGGAGTGGGCGGATATTATAATCGTCCAGAGCTGTACCGATAAGCTTGGAATAGCCCTTTTATACCAATTCCAACAGGAGAGGGGAAAAAAGCTCGTCGTTGAGGCTGATGATTTCTTAGAATTGAATGAGGACTCGCCTTTCAAACACGAACATAATATTTTTGAGGCACAGTTTGTCATAACTAGGACAATGCAGGTTGCTGACGCTATTACGACTACAACAGACTTCTTAGCCCTACAACTGGCAAAGTACAATAAAAATGTTAAAGTTTTACCCAATTACATAGATGAGGACAGGTGGAATTTACCTAATCTGATAAATACGACAAACAGGATAAGAATAGGCTGGGCAGGTTCTATAACTCATGTTGAGGATATGAGAATGATTGAGAAACCTTTACGCCTTATATGTAAAGAGTTTCCTAGAGTCCAACTGATAGTCGTAGGTGATCCTAGAATAGCGGATATATTTAAAGGGCTTCCAATCGAAATACAAGTAGGTGTTCCTTTTGAAGCATGGCCTTCCAAGTTAAGGTCATTGAGATTGGATATAGGTTTAGCTCCGCTTAGAAAGACCTTATTCAACCAGTGCAAATCAAATATCAAATGGATTGAATACTCAATAGCAGGGATACCTGGAGTTTATTCACCAACCGTTTATTCAGATATAGGGACGAAACATTTTGATGGAATTTACGGACAGATAGCCAACAATCAGGAACAATGGTACAGGTGTTTAAAGAATTATATTATAAGTCCCGAGTTAAGACAGGATATAGCGGGAAGGGCTTTATCTTGTGTGAATACGGGATATACGCTTCAAACAGGCATAAAAAAGTGGATAAAGTTCTACAAACAGTTGCTTTTAAATGAAAATAGTGATATAAAAAAGGAGTTATCGGCGTAAGCTGCAAGCACCTGGAAGGGTGTTTTTTTATGGATCAAATAACATTTAGGGAAGCCCCGCCTCCGTCAGTTGATAAACCTGAGTTCCCCGAACCGGAGAAGGACAATACCCGTTCGGCAAGCGGTGAGAGCGATAACGAACCCATTGAAATAAGGGAAACCAACGGCAGAAGTGTAGTTTTAGACGCTCTTGGAATAGATGAGAATATCAATTCACTTCCCGATGAAGATAAAGGAAATTTAAACGAGGTCAAACAATACGTTTTAGGAATAGTCAAAGCCAAAGGACTTTCTCCTACGGTATCAGCCTTCACGAAAACACTAAACAGCTTAAAAGGTGAAATGGGACTTGATGATGAGGCTGAACCCTCAATTGTCCTCGATAGGATTTCAGGTGTAGTCAAGGCATGGCGTAACCTCTCGTTCGTTAAAGACCCTGCTGAAAAGAAACGCATCTTCTTCAAACTGGCTAAACTTAACTCATCAGAAGATATGAACAAAGAGTTATTCAAGATTATGGAGGGCTACCAAGTTTGGCGCTGAATCCCACACATAGAAATATTAAGAAATCCCTGATTGAAATGGAGCAGATGAGCTGGGATGACGTACATGAAGTGTTAGGAAGGCTTCCTCTCACTTTAAACCCGGTTACAGGTGCTCTTGAGAGAGAAACAGGTATTCAGGGCAACCCTTCCATAGTTTTAACTTATGACGCAAGCGGTAACCTTACTCAACTTGATAAAACAATAAACGGGACAACTTATAGGAAAACTTTCACATGGGATACAGGCAGATTAACTGGAATATCAACTTGGTCTGAAGTATGAAAGTTTCTGTGATTGGTACAGGTTGGGTTGGAAAAGCAATGCATAAGCTTTTTCCTACAGCCTACCTCTATTCAAGAAGTTTAGGATACAAAAATGATGTTAATAAGTGTGATGTTGCTTTTATTTGCGTTCCTACTCCTAATCCTCTCGATAATGAGTTAGACATTTCAACAGTTGAGGAAGTAGTTTCATGGTGTGAATGTTCCCTTATAGTTATTCGTTCTACTATTAATCCGGGTACGACTGACTATCTTAAAAAGAAATACAAAAAAAGAATAGTACACCAACCGGAATATTTAGGCGAGACTCCCCAACATCCGATGCTTGACCCTAAGACTAGGCTATTTTTGATTATTGGCGGTGATCCTGACGATAGAAGGCAGCTTATTGAGTTGTATCAATTAGTTTACAATGCTAATGTTACGATCAGACAGGTCACCGCATATGAATCAGAACTAATCAAACTGACTGAAAATAGAGCTATTGCCTTCAAAGTAGCTCAATGTCAGGAACTCTACGATGTCTGTAAAACGGCTGGAATTGATTATTACACTATAAGGGATGCTGTTTACGGAGATGATCCCCGATTTAATCTTTGGTGGACTTTTGTTTATCCTAACAAGAGGGGATTTGATTCTAAATGCATTCCTAAAGATGTCTATGCTTGGTGTGCATTTTCGGAAAGTTTAGGCTATACTCCTGAGATTACCAGAGCCTTGCTTGAAAGGAATAAAAAGTGGTTAAGCTCTCCGTAATTCTTCCTTCTTACAAAGACCCTCTTTTAATAAAGACAATAGATTCTCTTTTAGAGAACTCAGAACTGGGCGATCAATTAGAAATTATCGCAGTCTTAGATGGATATTGGCCGACCTTCGAGTTAAAAGGCGATCCCAGAGTTGAGTACATACACTTGGGAAAAAACAGAGGTATGAGGGGGGCGATAAACGCAGGAGTGGATGCCGCAAAAGGAGAGTTTATCATGCGTACCGATGAGCATTGTATGTTTGGTAAGGGTTATGACAGGATACTTACTGAAACCTGTCGACCTGACTGGATAGTAACTGCCATAAGATACTTTCTAGATCCCGTTAAGTGGGAGAAGATGGATATTCCTCCTGTAAATTATGAAAAACTTGTAATTCAAGAGGGAAAGAAGTTTTCCGGTATCAGGTGGAAGGAGAGGGACGAGTCAAACAAACACAAGACGATAGATCAAAATTCCGCAATTCAGGGGAGCATGTGGCTAATGAAGCGAACATGGTGGGACGAAGTGATTGGAGAACTTGATACAGAGAGTTATGGCCCGCTAATTCAAGACTCCACAGAAATGATGTTTAAAACTTGGCAAGCTGGGGGAAAACTTATATTAAACAAAAACACTTGGTATGCTCACAAACACCGATCTTTTCCCAGAACTCACAATAATGGATCTCCAGAGAATCCCGCCCAAAATGAAAAAGGCTATAAATATGCTCTTGATACATGGGGTAAGTATTATCAGGAAGTTATAAGACCTAGATTTAATATATGAGAAACAAAAAAGGACAATTTACTAAGGGACATAAAATTATAAATAAAAATGTATTAGACAAATGGAGAATTTCTGGTGGTAAACCTTGGAACAAAGGAAAAAAGTGGTCAGAGGAAATGAAAAAAAGAATAAGCGAAACAAATAAACGTAAAGGAATTAAACCAAAGAAAAACTTTGTAGGTTTTGGAGTAAATCATCCTAGATGGAAAGGTGGTACTGGAACTAAGCGTCATATTTTAA